TCTTAACTTTTGTTCCTCATCTGTTGAGAACCATTCAATCACTGCTCCATTTGGTAAGGTGTAGTATCCCTCTTGTTTCTTCCAGTCACTTGGATTGTAGATGTCGAGTGATTCTAATATTTCCTTAAGGTCCCTTAACACGGAACCCTTCAATGCTGGTAGGGTTTTCCTTACGATTGAGAGGGTTTTGTTAGGGTGTTGGAGTAGATGTATTACCAACCATATTAAGATGTTGTAGGTTTTACCAGAACGGGCTGAACCTTGAAATAGTTTCAACCTCACATTCTTGTTGTCCTCCAACATCTCATAAATGTTAGTCGTTTGTATTTTCATCAGGGAATGTGTCTTCGTATAATGAGTCAATAAATGTCTCCATGAAGTCAGCAAGTTTTCTCCTGTCCATTGCTGCCAGTTTCTTAATCTTCCAATACGTGTCAGTGTATAGACTTATACTTTTCTTTTGGTATACGTATTCTTTTTCTTTGTACTTAATTTTTATCATCTTCTGTTTCTCTTTTGATTATTTCAACTTGTATTTGATTGTCATTTATCTTATCACCCTTTGATGTGATGTCCACGTCCTTTCTATCACTCCATCTCTCACCAAACATATTTCTCACCATAAGTGACCAGTGGTTTGAATTGATGTTCTTGCTCTTACCTTCCACCCATTCTTTCTTTGCGATATCTATCCACCATTGCTCTGACAAACTCTGTGCTTGCTTTACGGCTTCCATATATTGAGACGAACGGTCCATTAATCTTTTGTGTGTATCCCAATTTATTTTCATGTAATTGACGATGTGGACCTCAGCACAACCTGTTCTACCAAGTTCGATGATGTCTTCCTTCCATGTCTGTGGTATCCTTCCTCTTTCTACCAACAGTTCTATTGTGAATGGTTTTTTTCCTCTCTTAGCCATATATCCATTTTTTTATTTGTTCATCAGTTCCATCTACCTTGAACTTCTCTTTGTATAACCCATTTAATTGACTTCTGGTGGACTCTGTTAGTTGTTCCCATGTCTTCCTATTAACGAGTACCTTTGCTCGTCTTAAAGGGTCATTTCCTTTACACGCGCAACCCAAAACCGTAATAATTTTCTTTGTTTATGATATTCCATATCGTTCTATAATCTACACCGTATTCATCAGCAAGTTTTTTGTATGGATATTTTCTTGGAATATACTTTTCTCTGATTTCTTGAACTTGTTTCAGTGTAAGTTTTCGTTTCTTCATAATGTTCTCTCCCCATAATCCGTTTTCTCTTGCGTGTTTGAGGTTTTCACGGTCTGTAGCCCACTCCAAGTTTTCAAGACCGTTATTAGTTCTATCACCGTCTATATGATTTACAGTCCTTTTATTTTCAGGGTTTGGTAGATACTTTTCAGCAACCAATCTATGTACATAGTGTAATTTGTTATCAAACCAAACCATACAACAGTTATCTTTTCTGATTGTTTGTTTCTTTTCCTTTCCATTATAGAATACTCTACCGTCTCTTGTAATTTGTATCTTATCGTTGTTGTTCATAGTATTTATCAAATCTTTCTTTCATTTTTTTGATGATATAACACATCTCATAATCTTCTTCGTCTTTGAAATGTTTTTCCAACTCATCAAGGTGTATAACGGTGTCAAGGTATCTCAAGTAACTGCTTCTCCTTAAACTTTTATCTTCATAGGTGGACTTCACTATTTCAAACAAGTAGTTCAGGTGTTTATTCTTCTCTTCTTCTGTCAGGTTAAAAAATCCTTCTGATTTGAATTGTGTTTGTTCCATACCGATAAATACGGTAATTTTTACCTATTCACCCAAGTATTGGTTGAGGATATTCAATCTGCGTTGGATATCTTCAACATGCTCTTTTGTTAATATTTTTGGTTTGTGTGGATTGTAGAACTCTCTGTAGTCGTTGGATTTCTTTGTTGTTTCCTTCATCTCAAAACTCCTAATGTCCTGATTCCATCTTTTGTTATTAACAACGTGGTTTATCATTGCTCTTGAAATATCAATACCCCAAATGTCGTAACATAATTCTGCTATCTGACCTTGAGTGTGTTCTCCATTGCTCCAAAGTAATCTGATTACCTCGGCTCTGTCTTCTGTTAGTTTTCCATGTGTCCCTATCATATCTTATTGTTTTTTTAATAAATATATCACAAAAACAAAAAAACTAAAGTCTTGATATTTATTGTTTGAAGATAGTTTGTATGGGTAATATGTTAAACAAATAAAATAATAAATGGATATATAAATAAAACCCCTTTAGGGGGTTTTATATATATCCATTATTTTATTGTTCATATTTCCCCATTACAAAAGTGGCAAATGTGGTAGAAAATTATATCTCTTTATAGGAAGAGTTAGTTGACAATAAAAAATAAATTTAGTAAAATTAAGAAAAAAGTTATGGCAGAATACGAACTACAATTACTGAAGATGATGTTATCCAACGAAGGATTCTTCAGACAAATCTCAAGGAACATAGATGTGAATGTATTGTTTCAAAATAAATACAATCGGTTTATCTATCAACTGATGAAGGACTATCTTGACAAGTATGGTCAGTCACCCAACGAAGTTATTGTTCAAGACATTATGACAACAGAATATGACGGGGCAACACACAAAACCATCGTTGACCATTTCTCTGATGTTATTCTTCCAACGGATATTGATGGAGTAAACCCTCAATACTTTGTGGATTCAATCTTCAGCAAACAGATTGAGAATATGAAATTCTCCCTCAAGGATAAGACCAACAAGATGGATAATGGACAGTTCCTAAACTATCTAAACAAAATCATCACTATGGAGCAAAGGAAAGTTAGTTATGATATATCTAATTTATGGGACGACATCTGTGATGAAGAACGAGTATCTATACCAACAAACTTGGAGTTGATTGACAAGTACGGGATATCCAAAAAAGAAATAGGATTATTGATAGCAGGAACAGGTATTGGTAAGAGTATATTTTTAACGTATCTGGCAAACGAATTTATGATGAATGGATATAATGTATTACACATAGTATTTGAAGGTCAGAAATCGTCTTATTTGAAGAAACACAAGGTAAAGATGGGTAACCCTACACTCACACAATTAAAAAACAACCCATTAACCAAACATTTGAAGGTAGTTCAGATGAAATCCAACGATACAACAGTTAACGATATTGAGTCTCTACTTCTCAACCAAATTGACAACGACTTCACACCTGATGTGTTAGTCGTTGACTATTTGGATTGTTTGGTGGCAGATGGATTATTCAAAGAGAACTGGCAAAGTGATGTTGTGGTAATTAACGAATTGGAACAATTATGTCAAAAATATAACGTGGCATTGTGGTCAGCAGTTCAAGCAAATAGGTCAGGTCTAAACAAACCATTAGAGTTGAATAATGTGGCAGGTTCAAAATTAAAATTGGATAAAGCTACGATGGTCATAAGTTTGAATAGAGACGAACACCAACAGGAACATAACAGAGCAAGTTTACAAATATTAAAAAATAGAAACGGTAATTTAGAATCGTCTGTGGATTGTATGTGGAACCCAACCGAGATGAAGATAGAAATGCCAATCACAAAACTGATTACATTATGACAAGAATAGAGATATGGATAAAAAGATATGGTATTGAACACACCAAGAGAAAAATGAGAGACAATAACATTTCAGACCCTGTGAAGTTTTTTTCTATGGTGTATAATGATACCCTAACCAAAACTGAAACAAGACAGATAAACCGATTGAAAACCTATTACTTAAACAAACAATATGTTTAACATTTAGACTTTTTCGATTTAACTTATATTTATATAGTAACTACAAAACATGGGGGAGAGTTGCTTATCGTCTTTCTTAAGATTGTAAATATCCTTACATAACTGCTATTTTTTTCTCTCCCCCTTTTTTTTTCTATGAGTAAAAGAACACACAACAGACGACTGATGTTAGATTCAGAGTGGGGTTACCGTTGTTCAAGGTGTGATACCTACAAACCCTTTGAAGATTTCCATAAAGACAGAAGCAAACCACCTTTCTACATTGCTTACACTTGTAAGGAGTGCCGCAAGTTACATAAAGATTCAGAACCTATGATAAGTGATGACCAACGACAAATTGGTCTTGATATCTTGGAGGTAATGGGTTATGATACAACAAGAGATGTCCACCAACAATTCTTGGACAAGATAGAGAAGAAATATGGCAAATGCTTATAGTTTAGTTAAATACAACGTTGACCACTACGACATCGTTTGTAATAAGTGCGGTATTGAAAAACACGAGGAAGAGTTCTACAAGTGTAGTGCTACCCGTGTGGGTAGATATTATACCTGTATTGAATGTTGGAGTACCAAAGATAAATCTGGTAAGAACCTTAATGAAACAGAAGGTGAAGAAAAAGAATTACTTATTGATATGTTTACAGCCATGGGTTACGACACCAACGAGAATATCCATGAACAATTCGTACAAAAGATTTATGACAAGTACGGCATTGTAATTCATAAATAACAATATTTATATAACATGAACGATACTTTGATTACAGTAATAATCTCTTCAATAACGGGTATTGTCACGTTCTTCTTGGGTGTGAGCAAAACCAAGAAGGAAGTGGAAGAGATGTCCTTAAACAACATTCAGAAGTCGATTGATATCTATAACCGTATCATCAACGACATGAAGGACCAGATAGATAACCTTACAGATGAAATCAAGGAACTAAAAGCCAAAGTGGACGAGCTTACCAAAGAGAACCACGAACTAAAAAAAATGTTGTCAAAGAAATAATATGAAAAAGGTAATTGAACTAATAAAGAAGGTATATGGTCTTATCAAGGATTGGGTCATATCTAATGGTGTTGAAGGGATACTTGGTCTTATCGTAGGTTTGGTCCTATGGATTATGGGATATAAGATATGGGCAGGTTTTTCATTTGGTATATTTGCCACACGAAATTGGGATATACTCAAATCCTGGTTAACCAAACTAAATAAGTAATACTGAAAAAAATCCTCATAAAGAGGGTTTTTTTTTGCCCTTATGCTGCGTGGTAAGATATTTTGCCGTATATTTGTATCTCACAATTAAAGAAAC